CTTGGGAGGCCTCTTCTGTTGCATTATTGACAGGAATTTTATTTGCTGTTGGAAAAGGACCAATATTGGGTCTATTAAAAGGAGGTTTCGCTGGACTCTCAAAAACTTTCGGTTCGATGTTTGGTGGTCCAAAGGGCGGCGGTACAAAGGGCGGCGGTTATGGTTTTGCTGCGACAAAAACTGCGGAGGCAGTGGCTCCAAAAGGCGCTGCATCAGCAGCGGAAGCAGCTGCTAAAGTTGGAGGGAAAGCTGTAGGCAAAGCAGCAGGTAAGGGTCTTGGTATGGCAGCGTTAAAGTCGGGCATAAAGAAGATACCTATCATTGGTGCACTAGCTGGACTTGGATTTGGTATAAGCCGTGCGATGAGTGGAGATTATGTTGGTGCCGCTCTTGAAGTAGGAAGTGGTGTTGCAGGAACTATTCCAGGATTAGGTACTGCTGCCAGCGCCGCCCTTGATGTTGGTCTTGCTGGTCGTGATATTTACAAGGCAAACGAAGGTATAGGAAGAAGTGCAGGCAATAAAGGAGCAGAAGCCAAAGAAACAGAAAAGACTGTAACTACTGTAGAAGTGAAAAAAACTCCCGAAGATCAAATTAATATACAAGAACAATTACTTTTAGCCCTACAAGAACTTCAAACTTATTTGAAGAGTATAAATGATCAGAATACGGAACAAGCCAAAGCAGTTTCTAAAACGGCTACTGCCGTTTCAGAAGGCATTCGCTATAATTCTGCCCGCGCGGGAAGACCAGCATAAATGTTAATATTGCTTCGTTTGTTGAAAAATGAGGCTTATAAATATACTAAAGCATTACTCATGAACATTAAAAGAAATCAACTATGACAGCAAAATGGACAGGATATTTTAAGGTTGTAACACCGCAACGGTCAACTACTAAAATGACAGACAGCCAAGAAATGGCTGATTCTGGTGCATATAACAATTATACATGGTATCAACGACTAGTACAAGGTTCCGCATCACGCATGACGCGATATCGCGAATATGACCTTATGGACAATGATATTGAAGTCGCTCGTGCACTTGATACAATTGCCGAAGAAATGACGGGCAATAACCCTAAAACAAAAGAACCCCTAATTCTTGATATCATGACGGAAGATGAAGACAATGTGGAAAGTGTTGCAGTTTTAACCCTCCAAGCAGCTCTTAGGCGTTGGGCGCAAATGAACAATTTTCCAAATCGTCTTTATAATATAGCACGCTTAACCATAAAATATGGTGATGTATTTTTCCGTAAAGGGAAGAAAATGGGCGATAAGTGGCAGTTCATTCATCCAAAGAATGTAATAGCTGCTGTTGTTGATCAAGATGATGCCACGAAAGTTTTAGCATGGCAGATAAAAAAAGATATAGAACGTCCGCGTACTGGTGGATATGCTATGCCGCTTGGAGCGAAAGAAGATACGGCGAATGAAACTGAAATCATCTCAGCACATGACATTGTTCGTTTTTCGTTAAATGATGATATGTCAGACACGCAACCTTTCGGAGAATCTGTTCTTCGTCCAGTTTATCGTTCACACAAACAAAAAGAATTATTAGAAGATGCTGTTATCATTTATCGTGTACAGCGTGCACCAGAACGTCGTGTATTCTATATCGACGTTGGTAAGATGCCTCCACAGCGCGTAAAACAATACTTGGAAGGTATTAAAAACGAAATTAAACAAAAGAAGATTCCGACACAAAATGGTGGTCAATCAGAAGTTGACTCTGTATACAATCCACATTCTATGAATGAAGATTTCTTCTTCGCTTCACGTCCAGATGGTCGTGGTTCACGCGTTGAAACACTACCTGGTGGTCAAGGTCTTGGGGAATTATCAGATCTTGAATACTTCCAACGTAAAGTTTGGCGTGGATTAAAAGTTCCTGTTTCTTACATGACTGAACAATCAGAAGGTGGACAAATTTGGAATGACGGTAAAGTAGGTATCGCATATATCCAAGAATTGCGCTTCTCTTTATATGTTGAAAGGTTGCAAGGTTTTCTTGAAAAGGCACTTGACGAAGAATTTAAAGCATTTTTGCGCAAAACCAATATACGTATTGACGAATCAATGTATCGTATCATGCTTCCAGAACCTTCTAACTTCGGTAAATATCGTCAACTTGAATTGGATAGTCAGTTGCTTAGCGCATTTACCACACCAGATGGTCTTTCTTATATGTCTAAACGTTACGCGTTGAAACGTTACTTGCAGATGTCAGATGAAGAAATTATTACTAATGAGCGCTTGAAGCGCGAGGAAATGGGAATCGATCCAGATAGCCAAGATCCTAAAGATCTTCAGTTAATTTATTCTGCACCAGAAGAAGGTGCAATGGGTGGTGGTGGTCTGGGTGGTGGATTCGGTGGAGCTGAATTAGGAATGGGCGGTGAACCTGTCGCACCTGAAGTTGGCACACCAGCACCAGCGGGTGGTGAAGGGGCTGGAGCAACCCCAACTAAGTAAAAGTTTACATAAATATATTAAATTGTATAAATAAAAGGAGATACTAAAAATGGCCGATATTGAAACACTTGGTAAAGTGCTTGATAATTTGATCAATGATAAGGGTGAACAGGCCGAAGTTCATTTCCATGATTACTTACAAGGTAAGATGCAAGAAGTAATCCATGGTGATGAAGAACTGGACACAACAACCGACGAGGAATAAAAGAATGACTAGGGGCGATAAGAAGGAACTAACGAGTACTGAAATAAAGAAACAGGCTATACACCGTATGCTTGAATCATTAATTTTAGGCAAATCAGATGAAGCTGGTGATCATTTGCATGATTATCTACAACTCAAAACTCGTGAATTAATCATGGGTGAATCTGACGATACCATCGAAGAACAGTCTAAAGAAGCAGCTTTTGCTAATTCAGGTTCTGTTATGGATGATGATATCAAAGGTGACATCAAGTTTGAAAATGGTGGTAAAAAGACTCTTAAGAAGCATGGTAATGCTCCTAAAGAACTTGATGACGACAATGTTGGTAAAACTAAGTTTAAAGGTGGTGGTAAACAACCTGCTAAGACTCTTGAAACAACACCAAAACCAAACAAGTTTGATGATGGTCGTAAATTTGACTTAGGTACAGTGAATGAAGACATTCTCGATACATTAGATGAAGCTCTTCTTGATGAAATTTACACAATTGTCATGGAAAAGGCACCTTCCGCTGGTCTTTCTAAAGCAAAGAAATCTGAAATTGTCAAAAAGGCAAAGAAGGGTGAAGACATTGGGAAAAAAGGCAAAGGCTTTAAAGAAGTAGAAGCAAAAGCCAAAAAATATGGTGCAAAAAATCCAGAAGCTGTAGCAGCTGCCGCAATGTGGAAAAACGTTAAGCGTTAATAAAAAGGAATTAATTATGTTACTTGAAGATCTTTTACCTGAAAAATGGGAAAAAGCAGGCGAAATGGATGTAAAGGAAAGAGGGAAATACGAAGGTAAGTCTCAGGCTGAATTAGAATCCATGCTCTCTAAACTCAAGAAATCAGGACCACATAAGAAAGGAAGCTCTGAATACGAAAAGCAAAATGAATTGGAATTTGCTCTTCGTGCCAAACATAAATTTGGCAAGGTTCCAAAGTAAAAAGGAAAGACTATGAATCAACAATTACTATTTGAAGAGTTATCACCATCGCAAGCTGGTTTGATAAAAGAATCATCCCATGATGGTCAACATACGTGGCTTAATGGTATTTTCATGCAAGGTGGTATAAAGAACCGTAATGGTCGTCTTTATCCTATGAATGAAATCCAATCAGCTGTAACATCGGCACAACAGCGTATTAAAGAATCGAATGGTATTTTTGGTGAACTTGATCATCCACAAACATTAACGATTAACCTTGATCGTATTTCGCACGTCATCACCGAATTGGCGGTTCAAGGCAATAATGCAATTGGTAAGGCAAAATTACTCAATACCCCTATGGGTAATATTGCAAAAGAGCTTGCTAATTCTGGTGTTGCATTAGGCGTATCTTCACGTGGCGCAGGTCAGGTTAACGAAAGCGGCGGTGTTCAAGGTTTTAATTTTGTCACCGTTGATATTGTTGCGCAACCTTCTGCACCAAATGCGTATCCTACCACCGTAATTGAATCGTTGGACATGGCTAAGAATGGACACAATATTCTTGACCTTGCCGAAGCTGTTAAGCATGACCCATCTGCACAGAAATATTTCAAAAAAGAGATTATGCAATGGCTTAATACGGGGCTTTTCGCTAAAGCAAAATAAAAAAGTTTAAAAAAGTTCAAATAACTTACAACTTTTAACGGTTGCTAAGTTATTGTAAATATTAAGGATTTTGATTTTAACAAATCAAAATCCTTTTTTTGTTGTGATGTTAATAAATATTTAACACAAACATAATACTAACTATTTGAATTACAAAACAGTTTTATACTTTAGGAGAAAAACAATGGAAGAACTGCTACAAAAGCTATTGGAAGCAGAAGTGCTATCTGAAGATACCAAAAAAGAATTAGAAGGCGCTTTCCAAAAGAAATTGGATGAAGCGATTACTGCTGCTAAAGATGATGCTGCGGCAGATGTTCGCGCAGAACTCACAGAACAGTGGGTTACGGAACGCGATCAGCTTATTGAAGCTGTCGATACCAAGGTAACAGAATTTCTTACAAAAGAAGTCGAAGAGCTTAAAGAAGACATTGAACGTTTTCGTGATCTTGAAGCTGAATATGCTGAAAAGTTGGTTGAATCCAAAGCAGCTATGTCAGACGAGTTGAAAGACGATTTGATGGAACTTGTAGAAAAAGTTGACGCATTCTTAGAAATCCGCCTTAGTGCTGAAGTCGAAGAATTACGCGAAGATCTTGAAAACGTTCGCAAGAATGATTTTGGTCGTCGCGTATTTGAAGCATTTTCTGAAGAATTTACCACTAACTATGCTGATGAAGATTCAGCAGAAACATCATTGCGCGAAACGATTGAACGTCTTAAAGACGTTGAAGAAGCACTTGCCGAATCCGAAGCTGCTCGTTCAGAAATTGAACGCACTATCGCAATGGAAACAATTTTATCACCTCTTGTTGGTCGCCAACGTGAAGTGATGGAAGCCATCCTCCGAAACGTTGACACGGATCATTTGGAAGAAGGCTATAAGACCTTTATTGGTCGAGTAATCCGTGAAACAGGCTCAGAGAAGGAAGGTTCAGTACTAGCTGAGAGTAAAGATGACGATGACGACGACGATGACGACGACGATAAGAAATCTAAGAAATCTAAATCTAAGAAACGTGAAGATGAAGATGACGAAGATGAAAAAATCGAAGAAGGCAGAATCGTTTCGGGTGATACGGAAGAACAGATGATGACCGAAGATGTAGATCCTACACACAAGGCTCACCTTGATTACATCCGTAAACTTGCTGGTATTTAATTAAAAATTTAACTCAAACTTCTAGGAGAAGAAAATGAACGAATTATTCGAAAATTGGTCAGAAACGAAAGCAGCATTGCTTGAAGGTCTTACCGCACAAAAACAAAAAGTTGTAGCACCATTGCTTGAGAATCAGAAAAATCATTTGATTGCTGAATCTGCTGCTGCTGGTTCTACCCAAGCACACGACATTGCTGGTTTCCGTAAAATCTTGATCCCAATGATCCGTCGTATTATCCCAGGTACAATTGCTACTGAGCTTGTTGGTGTTCAGCCAATGACTGGTCCAGTTGGACTTGTATACACCTTGCGTTATCGTTATACTGATGCCGTGACTGCAACTAGCCATGCAAACCCATTCGGTTTCACTGGTGCAATTGCAACTGACGACGAAGTATTTGGTAACAGTTCACCTATCCGTCAGTGGTATTCTGGTGCTGCTGGTAACGGTTCACCTGTTAACGGCATGGACGATCAGCCTGCTGGTGCCGGTGCACTTGACAATGCTGATACTTCAACAACTGCTATCGACTCTGCACAAGCAAATGGTATGGCATGGCCTTCAAGCCTTGGCGCTTCTGCTGGTAACACAGGTTATGCTGACGCACTTGGTCAGACTAATGCTGGTTCAGTTTGGGGTGGTTCTGGTAGCTATATTGAAGGTTCTGGTGGTCGTAAGATGACTATGGACGTTGTAAGTCAGTCCGTCGAAGCTGGTAGCCGTAAGTTACAAGCTGGTTGGACTATCGAAGCTATGCAAGATCTTAATGCACAGCACGGTCTTGATCTTGAATCCGAAATGACACAGGCTTTGTCTGCTGAAATCGTTCAAGAAATTGACCAAGAAATCATCACCGATCTTCTTGCCCTTGCTGGTACAGTTGATACGTTTGATGGTGCTGGTACTGGTGCTTATGGTACTGCTGGTCAATACACACCTGCTTATGTTGGTGACCGTCTTGCTAACCTTGGTGTTATCATCAATCGCGTTGCAAACGAAATCGCACGTAAAACACGTCGTGGTGCTGGTAACTTCATCGTTGTTTCCCCACTTATTGTTTCTGTTCTTCAGTCTGCTGCTAAGTCCGTCTTTGCACCAGCAATTGAAGGCAGCTTCAAAGGTCCAAACAACACTATGTTAGTTGGTACGCTTAACGGCACAATCAAGGTTTACAGCTATCTTTGGAACCAGGCTGGCGCAGGCATCGATCTTGGTGCAGGTACTGCTTCACCTATCTCAAGTGCCAATGATACTATCCTTGTTGGTTACAAAGGTGGTAACGGAGAAACTGATACTGGTTACTTCTACTGCCCTTACATTCCATTGATGTCTTCTGGTGTTGTTGTTAACCCAACAACGTTCCAACCAGTTGTTAGCTTGATGACTCGCTACGGCAAGTCCGTCTTCACTAACACAAATTCATCTTTGGGTAACAGTGCTGATTACTACGGTAAGATCAACGTTTCTAACCTTGACCTTGTATAATTAGTAAGTTACATGGATGTAACAAAAAAGCCACCTTCGGGTGGCTTTTTTATTGTCTATAAATAAAGGAAATTAGTACACATAATGTTCACAAATATAAATAATAATAACAATAAAACAATAGATGGATTTTTTGTATGGGCAACAATCTTACGTTTAAAGAATATCTTGAATCAAAAGAAAGGCTGCGAGAGGCTATCGCAATTACTCCAAAACAAACCGTACAATATACGGTTACTAAATATTGTAAACTTATTGTCGGCGAATCGAAAGATGAGAAAGAACAAATAAATTTGAAGCCGAATCAAGCAATTATAGTGGAATGGTTATATAATGATATTGACAATCCTACGCCGTTAAAAATCACATTTGAAGGTGTTTGTCCCAATATAGATGATATCGACTATGAAACTTATTGGCAACCACAGAAGTTTCAGAAATGGTTACGAAAGAACACACACGAAGAAATTTCCTAATTTTTTAACCCATCGCATAAATATATTAAAACCACCCATGGGGATTGAAGATGATTACTTTTAGAGAATATTTGCTTGCAGAAGCTAAGGATAAAACATCGAATAAGAAACCAGATTTCTTAGATGTTGATAAAGATAGCAACAAAACGGAGCCAATGACGAAAGCACTCAAAGATAAAGAAGATGAAGACGATTCTAAAAAATCGAATAAATCTAAGGAAAAGAAAGACGATTAATTTATTGAATCGTTTAAAATCGTGACAATCCCACAAAAATCACTTCAAAACCAACTCTTCCAAACCAATAGTATAAATACCTTGTAGCATATTACAGGAGTATCATATGTCCGTATTTGATCCAATTGGCGATTCTGCATATAGTTTAAGAACAGAAGGCCAAGAAATAAAGTTATTATTCAAACAGGGCGTCCCGGTTACGGGACAGGGCACGATTGAATGGAACATACCAACACCAGCACATGGCTGCGCTTCTGGTGAAACGGGTGCATATGCTGGTATCGTACTTCTTTTAAGTACCGAACCTCTTGATGCTTCCAACATTCCACAAGATGGAACAGTTTACGTTGCTGATCCAACTGCAAATTTTGATTTAAGCACTGCTGACATGATTGGCAATGCTATTGTTGTAGGTGCAGTCTATGAATGTGAAAAGAAGTCACGTGGTGAAGAATTAACAACTTCCTTAATTATAAGTGACCTCGATCCCGGCGCTTCCTATTATGTAGGTGGTTATGCCGTCGATTGTCAAAATCGTTATCATTCAGATGGTATCCGTGCCTATTCAGATTTTTACGGTAAAAAAGATGGGGCAAGTATACCATCATATCAAACCATCAATCTTGGTAATAGTGGAGCTGGTGTTTTACCAACAGACGGCACGGGATTGATTCCTGGTATTAATTATGGGTTTGATTTAGTCGTAGACAATTCATTTCCTAGTGGTTATGATTATGGAACAATACAAATTGATATTGATGGCATTGATGCTGGCACATATCAAGATTTGTTGGACTCTATTAATTCACAAATAAGCTTATCGAGCAATCCTCCACAATCTCCAGTACCTCCACATTCGAATGATTTTTATTGGAATGCAGTAGAAGAACAGTTATACCAATTCGATGGTGAGAATTACGACACCGTGGATACTATGAATGAACCTACCGATCCTGCTAATATAGGAATGGGTACGTATTGGTATAATCCTACAACTAAGATATTACAGCGCAATAATATTCCAATTCCAACTGGTTGGAACATTATAGACTTTTTAGAAAGTGATTCAGATCCAGCCAACCCATCATGTGAATTATATTGGTATGATAATACAATTGCACGTAAGTGGGATGGTACCACATGGTGTAACCAAGAAACGGTAATATCAACAACTGATCCAACTATCTGTCCTTCTGTTGAATGTGGAACATATTGGTATAATAATGCAACTTCTGTATTGTCAGGTTGGGACGATGTAAACCTAAGATGGGAAGAACGTTTTGCTATATATTGGCCGGAAGCTCCTAATCAATTAGCTAATGGTACATATTGGTTTGATGATACGAATGATAAATTATTCATTCGTGCATCTTCTACATGGACAGATATTACTAGTACATCAAAGATTCAAGAAACTGCACCTACTGTATTAACAAATGGTTTAGTGTGGTACAAACCATCAACAGAAGAATTGAAAGTTTACTCTACTGGTTCACCGATAGGTTGGACGATAGTAGATGTGTTAGTATGGCAAGAAGATCCATCCGTTGTCGCTTCATGTGATTTGTGGTGGAATTCTACTAATGATATGTTATCGGTTTGGGATGTTGTCAATAGTGAATGGGATCAAGTTGTAAGATTTGTTTCTACTACGTTAGATCCTACATTACCATCTCCACTAACAGTTGGAACCGTTTGGTACGAACCAACCACTAAAGTATTAAAGCGTTTCGATGGTGGTGACTTTGTTGTTGTTCCGCATGTTGAAAAAACAACAGATCCAACTCAAATTAGTGTTGGACAAGGTTGGTATAACGCATCAACGAACGTATGGAACGTATGGGACACGCCAGCTTCGGGTTGGAATGTAATAAACCCAATCGACTCCGACGTTGATCCTAATAGTATACCAAACGGAACGTATTGGTTTGACACGACAAATATGGCATTATATGTTCGTAATGGTATCAGTTGGTCATCTGTAACATTTTCTACGATACCTTATGTTCCAGTAAGAAAAAGTTTATGGTATGACACTTCTACTAACATATTAAAAGAATGGAGCGGTACTGCATGGGTTACATCTACCCCTACAGTAGTAGCCTATTTCAATACCAATGGTGGCATAACATTTGCAACGGTTAAGAAAGGCAGCGATACGGCAGTTGTGGTACCAGTTCTTTCTAGTTCTGCATCAGCACCTTCGGATTATGCTGCAACAGGTTTTGCTGATTTTTCAGAGTTCAATATCGATCCAGTAACAGAATATACATTCGAGCGTGGAACAAGCGGAAGAATTTATCAAGCCAGACAAATTTCTGATGATACTTTTTTGTGGGCTAGTTTGTCTACTGTTGGTAAAATTTTATCGCCAACAGCAGGTAACGATGGCAAATCCGGCGTACCTTCTTATGCTGAACTTGGTGTCGGTGACGATGGTACTCCAGATGAACGTCGCGAGTTGATGAATAGTATTCGTGCTCAACTTGGTTATCCTGCAGTCGAAGTAGAATTAACTAACTATCAATTAGATACTGCAATTCAAGGTGCACTCGAATCATTTAGAAAACGTGCTAGTTCTGCTTACCGTAGGGGATTTTTCTTTTTAGATATTGAACCAGGTAAACAACAGTACCTATTGACAAACAAATTAATGGGCTACAATAAAATTGTTACTATTATGAATGCTCAACGATTTACGTCAGCGTTCTTGTCATCTGCACATGGTTCTGGTGTTTATGGTCAAGTAGTGTTGCAGCATTTATATAATATGGGTACTTTCGATTTAACAAGTTTCCATTTAGTATCACAATATGTCGAACAGCTTGAGCAGTTATTTGCAACACGATTAACATTTACCTTTCATGAACATAATCGCGTTCTTTCATTATTTAATTCATTCACTAGACCTGAACGAATTTTACTTGATTGTACGGTTGAACGAACCGAACAAGATTTACTTACAGATCGCTACATTAAAACTTGGATTGAGCGATATGCATTGTCCGAAGCGATGATGATGTTATCACATATTCGTGGTAAGTTTGCTTCATTGCCAGGTGCAGGTGGTGGTATTTCATTAAATGCGAGTGAGTTAATTACAATCGCACAATCTTATCGTGAAGAATTATTAAATCAGATCGATGAATTTATTGTTGACACACCAGAAGACGTGGGTCAATATTCAACATTTATTTTAGGTTAAGGAGAAGAACGGTGTCAAAAAATTTAAAGAAAGTTATCGAGGAAATGGGAGGCTATGCTGGCATGGGTTCTGGTGGTGAAAGTAATATGGGAATGCGCAGTGCGGGAACCGTTGGTGTAATGGGTGGCCATCACAGTAAAGATAATAAACTAAAAGCATATAAACTTAGTGATCTCCTTCAATCAAGACTTAACTCTGACGAAGAAGAAGACTTGGGGGATATTGATACTGATGTCGATGGTATGGATGATGATATGGGCGACGATAATGTTGAAGAGTTGAAACAATTCTTTATTGATAATCCTGCCCCAGCCGATGAAGAAATTGCCGCATATGCAGAAGCACATAACATGGATTTAGAAGAAATGCGTCAAGCAGTTTATAGTTTAATCCAATCATTATTACCTGATGACGAAGAAGATATGGGCGATGAAGACAGCATGGACTTTTCTGTTTCGGGTGATACAGGTGAAAGACCAGCATCAAATGAAATGGGCATGAAACGCTAAGAGAAAAATTGAATGGCATGTAACGATTATTCAAACGGTTCTTGTGAAGGCACAGTTGGACCAGATTATGGTTTAAATTCAGACGGTACGATTAATACCGACTCTGATCAGCGTGCCTGCGTTCCAACTCGCGATAATAGAAATCTTAAACCAAACCAATCAGATGATTTAAGATGTAAGCCCTTTCAATTAGAAAATGGTCGAGGTAATCAATACATAGATCGCGTTGTTAACGAAGCTTTAAACATTGGCGGCGCAACATTAAATATTTATAAATTACTAGGTGTACATGAACAAGGAAAACTTGTAGATTGTACAGGCCGAGGGGAGGCATTATCAAATGGCGATTTACCAAACTTTCCAGCAGCGAATGCATTCGATATGTACATTACAGAATGGCGTTCCATTCAGCGCGGTAATGGTGTTCTCGCTTCTGCTTACATTGGTTACGATTTTGGCAACATCAAAACAAACGATGACACTCGTCGTGCTTATGGCATTGACACAAGCATTTATAAGCACGTTGCAACAATTGCAATTAAACAATCTGCTCAGCAAACAAGACGTGTAACAAGAGCAAGAATTGAACGTTCAGATGACGGCATAAAATGGCGTGGTGTGAGCATTGTATTATTTCCAGACGATGATTGTCTGAACACCATACAATTTAAACATTCAGTTCCATCTCGTTATTGGAGAATTCGTCCATTAGATTTTAATGGTACTGCTACTAATGATGTATGGGCAATTCCCGCAATTCAAATGTTTCATAATTATATTGCCACTGATGAGTATAATATCCAAGACATGGTATTGCTTGAAAATAGGGATCGTGATTATGCCACTGATGAAATTCCTATAAAAGGATATTATGATTTAACAGATAACTTGAGTGAACTTACTGCATTTGGGTTAGAAGTTCCATCAATGACAATGTATATAACTGTTAGTTTTTCGGCATGTGTTGCCGCTCTTGGTCGCCCAATAGTAGTAGGCGATATTGTGGAAATTCCAAGCGAAGCACAATATTCTGCTGAGATGAAGAGAATTCTAAAGTGGATGGAAGTTACAGATGTATCTTGGGCAACCGAAGGCTATACACCTGGCTGGCAACCAACACTGCTTCGTATTGTAGTACAACCAGCTTTCGTTTCACAAGAAACGCAAGACATCTTTGGCGATCTCGGTGAAACGTTACCAGATGGTGTTGGTACGGTTTCTGGAGAAGATGGTAAGAATACAGTCTATCAGGATTATTTTGATGTAAGCCAGACGATTGAGGCAGAGGCACGTGACGCCGTTCCAGAACGTGGCGCGGAAGGTTCAAGTACTATCAGAGCTTGGGAAGAATCTGAAATTTCAGCAGCCGCAGATCAAGGTATACCGAATTTACAGAAGATTGGACTGAACCCAACAGGACTATATGTTGAAGATGCGATGCCACCAAACAATGCTCCGTTTACGGAAGCTGATACTTATCCAGCAAATCCGAGCCATGGTGATTACCATAGGTTGACGTACACTGGTTTAGCTGGAGATATTCCAGCAAGGTTGTATCGTTATTCAACTTCGAAAGGTCGTTGGATATACATGGAAACGGATTTGCGGGACGTATTTAATCCAGCCAAACCAACATTAAAAGAATTTATAACAAGCCCAAATGCTGTTTCGAATAGTGAAATCACTAGAAACAGGGAAACTATTGATAAGGACTGCGAATAATAATGGCCACATCAGTACTAGACAACTATCATTACGATGCGCAATTGCGTAAGTATATTGTACAATTTGCGGCAATTTTCGCAGGTATTCAAGTGAAGGTTGGAAAGCGCGATGACGTGGAACCACACTTAATCCATGTACCCATTAAAAATGCAAGTATGGATCGTGTAGTTGGTCATATAAAAAGTGAAAATACACAGAATAAGCCAATTAGGTTACCAATCATGTCGTTCCAACTAGTGAATGTCGATCAAGCACCAGAATTGCGAAAAGGTGTTGGCGTCAAACGCAGAAGTTCACATATGCCAACTGGTGGACTATTCCCTGATGATATCACGGTAGTAGAACAGCGTCAGCCAGTGCCATATCGTGCTGTCTTTGAATTGGCAGTATGGGCTAGTAACCAAGATCAGCACTATCAAATCATGGAACAGATACTTACTCTGTTTGATCCGCTCTTACAAATCCAAACGTCAGATGAAATATTTGATTGGACGAAACTTACCTCAGTTGAATTGACTGATATTAGATTTGACGAGAATATGCCACAGGCAAGTGATCGCAGAATTATTCAAACTAGACTTGGTTTTGTCGTACCTGTTTATCTGTCTATCCCAGCGAAAGTTCATAGCAACTATGTTAAAGACATTTATCTTAGGATTGGTGCGGTTGGTAGTGATACACAGACTTCATACGATATTATAGCCGATCTCGATTCACAGGGCGAAACCTATAATAAGGTATTTTCTTTGGACGATATCGATATAACCGAATAACGATAAGTTTTGGTGTTTTTTGGGTACGTCCTAATAAATAGTAATATCCACATAATGTAGTGGAAGAAAAAATGTTCAGTTAAGGAGAACCTAATATGGCAACTTTGGTCAGCCCAGGCGTAAGTGTAACAGTAACCGATGAAAGCTTTTTCATCCCTGTTTCCGCACCTACCGTTCCATTGTTTTTTATCGCAACCGCAGATGAGAAATTGCGTCCAGATGGTGTTACACCAGCAGAAGGCACATACGAATACGATGTTGTCCGCACTGTCACGTCTTTAAGTCAAAGTACTCAATTATTTGGTGTACCAAGGTTTCTTGAAGATGCAGGCACGGGCGATCCACACCATGGCGATGCACGAAACGAATATGGATTATTCGCATTAAATCAATTCCTTGGAATAGGTAACCGTGCGTATGTTGTTCGCACAAACGTCAATCTAAATGACGATCTTGCAGACATCCGCGATATGTGGGATGCTAAAATGCTTGAATCTAAAGTAGTTCTTGAAAACTTAATCCAAAGTTTTTTGAACGAAAAAGACGCAATCGCCCAAAATCTTCCAGGCACAACGACGACTGTTACTGCTGCGGAATTCCAAGATCTTACACGAACTGCAACTACTGATTTATTCGATTCGTATTCATTTAGTAATACAGACACAGACTTCTTTGGAAGCGTAAGTGTTGCTTCTGCATTGAATGTTTATGGGAGTGGCTATGGTGTTGCTGCTACAGGCGTATATGATGGTTTCGATTATATTTCTGGCAATCTTGGCTCATATCCAGGCTTTCCAGGCGGCGCAACCGTTACGGGTGAGTTCACACCACAAGAAGGTGGTGATTTCTTAGTTGCCGCAGCCGATGATTTTAAGTTCACTATTGAATTCTTAAATCAAACAAGCCTTGGTGCAAACGACGCAGCTCGTCGTGTTGCTATCGCAACAGCCTTTCAAGCATCCATTAATAGTAACACAGATATTCGTTCAGAGAACTTCGATTATAATTTAATCTTATGTCCTGGTTATCCAGAAGTCGCTGATGAACTTCTTACGCTTGTCGCAGACATGCAAGACGAAGCATTGGTCATTTCTGACACACCAATGAACTTAAATCCAGACGGTATTACTAATCCGTCAACTGGTTGGGCAGCAACGGTTAACCGTCAACGTTCCACACATATTGCTTATTACTACCCATCTGCACTTGCTTCTAACCTTGACGGTAAGAATGTTGTCTGTGCTGCGTCTGGTGTAGCACTTCGCACATATACCTACAGTGATAATGTATCATTCTTATGGTTCGCACCTGCTGGTATTCGCCGTGGACTTATTACGGGCATATCCAATATTGGTTATGTTTCTGGTGAACTTGGAA